GCGTATTTTGTAATGTTTCTATTTTATTTCCTGACGACGCGTTTAATGGAGATGCGGAACTTGGTGATTTAACACCAGAAATCTCATTAATTTTTTGAAACCCACTTTTAAGTGTACTCTCACCAACTGTCCTATTTGTTAGTTTTGTTGCAATATTTTCACCAACCTCTTTTAGTGTCTCAGTAAATCTTTTTTGAGATGCGTCTAAAGTAGTTCCAAGTCCATTTAATCCATTTGATAATACATCGGTAAGAGGTTTATTACCCTCTTTTAAGTCTGTTGCAACCTTACCTAAAGTATCTAATATACCTTCACTTAAATCCCTATAATCTTTTGTTTTTCCAAATTTATCAGAAGTTTCCCCAAGAATTGTTTTACTCGCTCTTTGAGCACCTGCAAGACCTTGTCTTACTTGTTTTGGACTAGTAACTCCTTGTTCAAAAGCAACTCTCATCGCTTTAATATCTGCCAACATTGCTTGGTCAATAGTAAGTTGTGACCTAGCAATCTCTTCTAATGTTTTAGGACCTTCTTTTTGTTCTTTAATCAATTTATCCATTTCGGTTTGAGTAACCTCACTTAACTTTTTAGTATACTCATTACCCTTGTCATCTGTAAGTTTAACTTCATAATCACCACCTTCACCCATTTTGGCAATATTGGCAAGATATTGTTTATCTTCCTCTTTGATATTCAAACCAGCCATATTAACCGCCGAAAGTCTTTGGTCTAACTCCGCAGCCGCAAGTCCCATTTTTGACATTTCTTTCGCACTAACCCCTGTTTGTTTTTCCATTTCTTTTAATGTTAAAACTCCTTGAGGATTAATCTTGAATGTTTTTGTCTTTTCGTCAAAATAAGTATATTGTTTTGCAACATCCGCTAAACTATCTTGTAATCCTGATGGGTCATTAATAGACATATTCATTAATTGGAATGGGTCTGCTAAATTACCCGCGGACACACCTAATCTTTGAAAAGCAGATGCAACTTCAATTGCGTTCTCAGGGTCAAGTACTTTTTCTGCTAACGCAAATGTTTGACCCATATCAAATCTCAACATAGACGCTTGAGCCGCCATTTTAGTTAACCCCTGAACACCACCAGCAAATTGGTATCGATTCATTTGGTCCATATTCTTAGTAACATCTGCCATTACCGCTTTGGTATTACCACCAATACTACGAACATAGTTAACAGAATCTTCTAATTGTTTTCCAACTTGTTCAATCCCAACACCAACATCTAAAAAGGCGTTACTTAAACTCTCAGCACTACCCCCAACAACTTGGGTTGCTGCATAAAGTTTTTCTACATCTTCAGTGTTTGCAATAACATTACGTCTTGATGCATCTGCAATACCAATCATTGTAGATTGAACATCTTTCATGTCTCCCCCTAAACGAGCAATTCTTGGAGCGGCGTCTGAAATTGACTTATACATTTCAGAAAGTCTCTCTTGTCCTTGTCCAAAGGTTTTATTAAGTTCGACTTGAGCATTATAAGTTTCCTCAATTGTCTTACCTAATGTTTGCCATGTTACTGTCGCCTCTTTTCCAAGTTTTTGAGCGAACGTTAACGATTCCTCAGTTCCTTCTTTTAATTTGTCTTTTTCGTCTCCTGCTGCCATAATTTGAATGGTGTTTTAATATAAATACAAAAGGACTGAGTTTTCAGTCCTTTGAGTTATCTTCAATCCACTTATCTAATAAATATTTTCTAACAAATAGAGGCATTGCTTGAAAATCTTGATAAGTTATGTTCATTAATTTGTTCAAATAGTAGAATTCATCTATCTGTCCTTTTCTATAATCAGAAGAAAGGACGAAAAAAGTCAACCCCAAATCCGACATTAACTGTCATCTTTTCTCCTGATGGGGTAATTACAACTCTACTTAAATCTAATCTTGGTTCATTATCATTCATAAATTTTCTTATGAATTTTGAATCCAAAATTGGCATTTGTTCGACAAATTTGGCTATTTCTGCTTTATCAGTAGTTCCATTTACTTCTATAATCTCTTTTTGTAATCTCCAAGTAACTTTTGGAACTACTCTTCCTTTAGGATATGATTCTTCCAACTTACTTATTTCTAAAACTTCACCATAAGTTAATGGTCTTAATTTAACGGTTGCCTGTGATTTAGGTAGTTGTATAATAAAACTACCATCTTCATTAGGTATTTGACCATTAATAACATTTAATTCATCTAAAGGAACTGTTGCCTGAAATGATTTTCTTGTTGAAGGGTCGATTAAATTCAAATTAATCTCCGGTCCAAAACCAGTATTTCTTAAAAAGATTAAAACTGCCTCCACATCACCTTCTAACATATCCTCAACTTTTAAGTCCGGTTCATAGATTTTACTTCTTAATAGTGTTGTGGTCATATCATTTCCACCCCCCATTAAAATGTTTTCATCATTAGCCGTTAGATATCCTACCTTGATAGATTTCTTTTTGTTTTTATAAAATATTCCTCCCGACGGTAGTGGTACTACATCGTGTGGTAACGTAAAATTTTGTTGTCCGTATTCGATTGCTTGATTTTCCATATAAAAAAATAACCGTAAAGTTTATGTCTTTACGGTTAAATATAATTAGTATTGATTTTTTATCAACACATATGTTTTTATTAATATTAAAAAATTAATAAACTAATACACAACGGTCCATTCTTAATGACACACTAATATCAGCAAGACCATCAGTACTGTACCCTAACGAACCAAAGTCAACACTAGTTAAGAATGTACCATACAGAATCCATTTTTCAACCACAACTCCTGTTGGGTCTAACATCTCAAGGTCAATATCTTTCTTGTAACCCGCAGCATAACCCATACGACCTGTAACAGATTCAGCATGTAAACGAACCCATTCCATAAGTGCTTGTGCCGCAGACGGTCCAATTGGGTCTCTAAATTTAACAGGTATTTCATCCCAGTTAAATCTTCCCGCAACATAGGTTGATGTATTTAAAAATTGTATTTCAGTTGAAGCAATTTTAATTTTAGGTCTTGCAGTACTTTCTACAAACCATTCGTTAATCCCTAAGCTTGATGGAAACCTTAGTATGAATCGATTCTGTCTTTTCGGTTCGTAAGGAATCGGCATTTTCATCAATAAATCAGCCATATTATTTTAAATTAGTTTTTCTTTGTTTATTATCATAAATATATCCAAATGGAAAATATTTTTATTGACTTTCTGAATTTAATTTATTATCATTATAATCCAGTCTAGTTTATTTAATTCTAGTTAATTTAACTAGTTTTTTTATTTAATTATTTAATACTAGTTCTTTAATACTAGTTAATATTCTTTTTTTATTCCTCCTGCTGTTGAATAAGTTTTTACAATATTGTCTTCTTTGTCTTTGAAGTGTTTTTTCATAACTTCCACATTTCGAACATCATCATCCGAGAATCCAATAGTTGGTTTCGATGGTACAAAATTATTACTCACTTCTTTTTTAAGGAACGCCTTTTTGTCTAATTTTGAAGAGATATCTTTAATATGGTCCACGAATTTATCCATTGCACGAACTTTAGCTTCTTCAGGATTTGCAGCACCTTCAGGGTCGTTATAAGAAACAGGATGAAATCTACACATATCTAAATATGATTTAATTAATTCATCATCACTCATCTCATCATCTCCCGAAATACTTCTATATTTTTTTAAGTTTTTAATTAACTCATCTTTATCAATACCATTAAATCCTTCTATTATGTAATTGTAAACGGCTTGTTTTAAGGTATTAGGATTATGTCCTCGAGCGGTTATTATAGAAAAGATAGAACCTCCGTTAATCGCCTCTCTAAAGTCATCAAATGCCGGTCCAAGTTTTGCTCTCATTGAGTCAATCAAAAAGTTTTTATCTCCCGGTGTTTGGAAATTTTTAAATGGTTCTTCACCATATCCAACAACGGTCTCACCATCATACTCAAAAGGTTCTTTTCCTAATTGATGTCTGTATTCAGCAAAATCATCAGTACTCATACCAATTTCATCACCGTTTTCAGTTTTAACCATAATTTTGGTTGGCATATGAACTATGTTATCATCCCAATCAAATGCATAATATTTCATATCGGGTGTACCTTGTTCATCAATTCCTTCTTTTAATGTATTTTTTTTCATAATTGGCTAAAAAGTGGGGACGTATCCCCACTTATGGTTTTTATTAAATATTCTCGAACGATGCTCCTGTTGGAGTAATGAAGAATTCAATATCGATGAACTCTAACGCTTTCGTCGGTTTCAAGTAAATTTTACCTGTTAAAGTATTTCTATCTAAATCCTCAGGTGAAGACGAAACAGTTACACGGAAATCGTATAAACCTCTATCTCTTCTAATTGAGTCTAAGATTGGGTTAACACTATCTAAGAATTGCTGTCTAACGATTTGGTCGTTTTGTTCAAACAATAATCTTACCGCCACTGCTGAAATTAATTTACGAGCTTGAAGTAGTAATCTTCTTACGTTCAATCTGTTAAGAGCAGTATCAGCAATTTGTAATGTTTTATTACCCCAAATAACCGTACCAACATCAGAGAAAGTTGCAATAGGGTTAATTCTACCTTGGTAAAGTGTATCTCTATCTTCTTGAGTCAATTTAACTCTCGCTTTAACAGAATTTACAAGACCTCTTGTGTAACCCGCTGATGCGAACCATGGGAAA